CTCTTGGGTCGGAAGGTAATCCTGACATGGTATCTTGATTTCAGAAGGTCTCCGGCTGATGTGGCGGTGAACTTGGAGATGTACCAGTCATGCAGTCGGTAGGTCTTGCCGTCGAATTTACGGGTGTTCTTAACTGTTCTCATTGTCTACTCCGTCTGTTGTATATCTTGTGCCTGAAATTGTGGGCAAACTTCTTAATTGCTTCCGCCCGAGTCTTGCCACTAGCAAAGATATTGCCAACCTCAGTGTCGAACCAAGTCCTTGCCCTGTACCTTCGCATCTTGCCGTGTATAGACGATGTCACATAGAAAAAGCTCTTTCTAGTGCCAGGATACATTTCGGAGCTGACGAAGATAGAGCGAAATGACGGTATAAACTCGTCCTTGCCTGTGTTGTACGGCTCCGGACGGGTTGTCCCGAAATACGAACCAGACTTCCGGTCTAGTCTAAGATTTATACCTGCTACTCTCATGCTTACCTCCTACAAATAAATCTTTCTCCCTTTATGAACAATATACTTCCCACCACGGGGTCCCTTGTGAACCTTAAACTGTCGCTTTACTCTCCTCTTTTTTCCGTGCTTCCCCATAGTGGTATCCACTGCGCGGGACACGACGCCCATCGAGATTACGGTCGGGATTGTACTAGTTACTATCTGGTTTGGCATGTTCTCCGTTCTCTACACGCTTTATTAGCTGACAATTCATGCACAGCGTCTGGTACCCTTCTGGGTACTCGTTCTTCCTTAGCCACGTATACAAGCTTGCACCATGGATGCTAGCTCTATGCTTTGTCCCGCCGCCATTGATGTGGTCTATCGTCAAGGCTCGCAGGTCGGAATATCCACATTGAACGCAAACCGCTCGACCACCTCCGTAGTGGGTGAGCGTTTCCAACTTAGCCTTGGCTTTGTACCTCTTTATGCCTGCCTTCTTCACCTCAGGATGCAGTTCATCGTATCTCTTGAGCCGTGCACGCAGCTTGTCTCGATGTCGAGCGCAGTTTATCCGTTTCAGTTCTAACGCTCTCTCAGGGTTTGCTTTCCTCCATCTCCTCTGGTAGGCGGCTCTCTTTGGTCTCAGTTCCTCCTTATGCGCGTAGTAGTACGCCAAGGAACTCTTGCGGTCACGAGCCAATTTGGCTTCTCGCTTAGCGTCCGTCGCATCTGTCCCAGCGCGGGCAGTTATGTTTGCAGAATTAGCCGACATCTACTTGCTCTCCTTCTTCTTCCTACCTCTCTTGGGTTTCCCCGCAGGGGCATAGAAGGTCTTACCGCACTCGAAACAGACGTATCGTGCCCTTTGACCCGTTCGGGTTGGCACGACACCTTTTTTCCAAGTTCGTGTGTGTCCATTGGGACACTTTGGGTTCTTGCTTGTTACTGTCATCACTTTCTCCTTATCTACCTACTCACACGGACCAACCCGACCCGATACCTGATACGGTCTGCTTGGTTGTAATACGGATGATACCCGACCTTTTCTTGATTTTGTCCAACTGGCCCGCAGACGGCACAAACAAGACGATGGGCGTTGACCTAGAGCGATACAAAGCGTAAAGCGCCTTGCCTGACCACGGGTGCTTCTTGTTAGTTCTTAGCACCCTCTCCACTCGCGAGCCGTCCCTGTGCTTTCGACTAAGATTGACTTCGTAGAGGACAGTTGTCTTTGTCATTACCCTATCTCCTTCTCTATCTCAATCCTCTCACGCTGAATGTGTTACGTGATTTGCGTTTCGATTTGGATTTAGATTTTCTTGCTACTCGACTGCTCCCCAATTTCCTCGGGGCGGCTCTGCCAAAACGCCAGCGCTCCTCTCTAGGGTATATCGTTATCATTTTCCTGAATATCTCGCCAGGTATCTCCTTCCCGTTTGGTAGGTTTGTTACCAACTTGAACTCCTCGTAGGTCAGAGGTTCAACATCGTCGGGTAGCTCGGTAGGGTGCATCCTCTCGGCTTGAGAATGACCCATTAGACCAGCATCTCGTAGACCCATCCAATCCTCTCGCCCCTCCCTCTTCGCTATCCGCTGGGCTACTTCCTGTAGATGTCTCACCATTGTTGAGTAACGAACTGGCAGACCGCCATACAGGACAACCTTGTTGCCGATTTGTTGCCTGACTGATTTAGCCTTCACTCTATCCCCTTCTATCTCCACAAAGTCAGAAAGGCTAGACCCAGTACCTTCGTTAGCTCTAAACCCCTAAACCTCATATCATTAAAGCCAGAGCGTTGACCGTTGGCACTGGCGTCTAGCCTTTTAACTGAACCTCTTACCATGTGCATACCTAACCATCCAAACACTACTATACACCCATCCAAAAAATTTGTCAAGCCTGCCCGAAAATGATAGCTATTTGGTCTTCGGTTTGTTCACTGTATACGTGAAATACGAAGTGGTCTTGGTAGCGTATGCAATCACGTCCGGTGCGACTCCCCGTTCCAGTAAAAGGTCGGCGCTGATAGTTCGGGTCTCTCTAGCACCACGCTTGAACTGGAGACTGCCAGCCATTATCGGTTCATCGGGTAGTGCGTCGAATTTGGGGTCGGCTAGAGGTTTCAACGCTTCCAGTATAGCCTTCTCCGTTTTCTCTAGAACCCTTCGTTGGTCTTTGACATCGTAGAGTTCAACTATCAGGCTTGTTAGTTTATCGTTGGTCATTTTGTGTTTCCTCCTCTCATTTCCCAGATTTGGTGCGATGGTCGCGTTTACACAGCATTTGGCAATTCTCAGCGGTTGTCGGACCACCCTCGTGCCACGATTTTATGTGGTCGGCTTCCATATCCTCAATATCAAATGGCTCCCCACAAACCTTACACAGCCCGTTCTGTCGCTCGTACGCCTCACGCTTCATCTTGTCGGTGAACGCCCGGATTGAGAGGTATCTCTCCTCCCCGGTCAAAATATAAGGATAGATACCAGACTTCCTCGTGACATCCTCATCTTCCATTAGTGTCTTAATCCTGACCTCTAACTCGTCAGTGTCAAACTCACCACTCTTGAACCGATTGTACAGTTCCCCCCAATCCACATTTGCCATCTCGTGCCGGTAGTTGGTGAAAGTTCTACGCACCCAGCTAATCACGTTATCGAAATGCGTCCACAGTTCATCGGCGTCGTCGTCGTGCTGGTGGATAGCCATATAACCATCAACATTACCGTTGCTTATCCACTTGATAGCGGTCTCCAGATACTCTTGCCGTATCGGTGAACCACTAACCAGCTTCCCACCAGCGTTTGCGAGGAGAAACGCCACACAATTTGGCTTACTAAACTCCAACTTGGCGTCTGACAACCACGAACCAGCATAGACGGCGTTGCGGATTTCCTGGTCGGTCAACTTCATTCCCACGATATTGATAGTCGTGAACCAGTCCAGTCGCTCCCTATCTGTACCCTCGCAAAAGTAGACCATCAACTCATAACTCAAAATCTTATCCTTCTCCACGTCCGTCAAGTTGTGGAAAAATCGATTGCCCAGCGAAAAATCACCGTTCACATATTGACCGATGCTGATAGTGCGTTGCTGACCATCCAGTATCTCGTAGCCACCATCATCCCTGACCATCCAGTACATCACATTGAGCGGGAACCCTTTGTTGATGGTCTCGATTACCGCATCGCGCTGCCTATCCTTGTAGATGAACTCGCGCTGATACCGCGGACGCACGTCCAGTCTGCCATCGTAGGCTACCACCCCCTCCTCGGCGCTGTCCTCGTAGCCCTCCACTACAAAGCGAATTGGTATTCTGTGTAACTTTATGTCCATATCACCTCCTTGCTTCTCTTCTAATCAAGATCCTGAAGTACATGGTTTTCTTATTCACTGTTGGACCATTCCAGACGATAGTCCTACTCTTAGAAGACGCCTCTACCCGTGTGGCGCCAATCGCCTCACCCGCCGTCCCTGCGTTCCAGCACCCCAGAACCTCAAACTGCTCAGGGTTATACCTACCTAGAAACGTAATCGGTACACCCATGACACCGTCGTAATCCCGTGGAATATCTGCTACCTTGTTCACGTTGATAGCGTCATAGTTATCGTACTTAGGGAACTCCTCTGGGGTGTACCGCTTGTAAAGGGTCAGTCGTTCATGTCGCTTTGGGACATCGAGATTGGTGTACCACCCCGTATTGCCCATCGTAGCATACCTCTTGCCGTCCTCTCCAACAAACGTGTTATTCTGACTGTAATGGTCTGGCACTTGGTACGTCTTTGCTCCGTTGTTGTACCCAATCCACAGTCTATCGGTCATAATCAGCTTGAAGATTTCCTTGTAAGTGATTGCGTTCAAACTACCAAGAATCAGGAACTCTTTGCCGAACTCCACCAACTGAGTCACGTACTCACGGAACAGGGAAAACGGTGGGTTGGTACACACTATATCCGCCTCCGCTAGTGCCACCATACATTCCTCACTGCGAAAGTCCCCGTTACCTTGGAGACGGGTCGCTGCCCCCTCGTTGTGTTCTATCAGCCAAGCCAAGTCGTCGTGGTCTATCACCCCTCTGCGAGCAAGACCTGCGACGGTCCCAATCTCCAACTTACATGGTTCCGCGCTCGTTATCGGCGAACCAGTGTAACTGGTAGTAATGAGTTTCTTGAGTCCCCATTCCTCAAAGTTGGCGGCAAAAAACTTGAAGAAATTGCTCTCATACGGGTCGTCACAATTACAATACACCACTTTGCCGCGAAACTGCTCCTTGTAGTGTTTCAGTTCCTTCTCAATGTCGCTTAATTGCGTATAGAACTCGTCGTTTTTAGCACGACTGGCTCTACGTAAACTTACGTTTGATGGTTTAGCCATTATCGCCCTCCTTGTATTTCACCATTGACCCCCATTTTTTCCCCACCTTAAAATCTACATCTATCGGCACACGCAGAACCGCTACCCCTGTCATAATCTTCTTGACCCAGGGAACGAATCCACGCAAGTATTCTTCATCATCAGGCGTCTCGTAGAGCAAACTGTCGTGTATCTGCATAAGCACTTTCGCATCTCTCCATATCGTCTCAGGCAACCCGTTCCACAACTCGACCATAGCCATCTTGATGATATTCTGTGCCGTTGAGGTCACACTGAAATTCGCAGCCATCCTCGCACCCGACTCCTGAATAGACCTTATCGGGCAGGAGACTTCGGGAATGTAGCGTATCCGTCCGAACATATCCTGTACATACCCGTGGCGTCTCGCATGAGCCAGTTCCGCCCTCTGGTAATGCCTGATTTCGGGGTACAGTGCATAGTACTCGTCGATGAACTTCTGGCAGGTCTCCTCGTCCCACGGGTCAACGTCCACCGGTTCGCCTTCCATCTTGAGGTCGGCGATATACTCGTTAATTTGCGTGGATAACCCGTGAGCGCCTATCATGTAGATGATTCCGAATCCTGCTCTCTTGCACGGATAACGGTACTTATCTCTTGATGCCTCCTCGTAGGGAACGTCGAACAGTCGAGAAGCAGTGGTAGTATGCGGGTCTTTACCTGATAAGAATAACTCTATCAGCCCTTTGCAGTTAGCAAGATGCGCTTGAGTTCTAAGTTCAATCTGTTTCAGGTCGCCTTCAAGCAACAACCTGCCGTCGGGAGCGATAATCCCGTCTTTAATCGCTCTGGCTTCCTTGCTGCGGGTGGGGATATTCTGCAAGTTGGCTCCTGTGCCATCGTCGTTTTTGGATGAACTTAGTCTACCCGTCTCCACTCTGGTAGTGTTCAACTTTGTGTGTATACGAGGTACACCTGCGCTGTCGGGGTAAGCCGACCCGAGCATATTGTCGGCGTAGGTGGACTTCAACTTCTGGATTCCGCGGTAGCGGATAACCCCTTCGGCTACGGGATGTCCCGTTTTCTTGAGCTCCGCATCGTCGGTGGAAATCAGTCCAGTAGTAGTGAACTTGGTCGGTTTGAAACCAAGCTCCTCGTAGACGACGGTAGCCACTTGCAGCGAGCTGGCAGGATTGAACGAGTGACCGACCATAGCAGCCAGTTCAGCAGCACCGAGACGGAGACGATGGTCGTATTCCTTTGACAGTCGACGGTAATGGTCTAAATTGACAGCCATACCGTTCTCCATCATAGCGTTCACCATCGGCAGTATCCCCAAGTCGGTGTACTGGACGAAATTAAGACCCAACTTGTCGATTATCTTTTTCAGCTTATGGTAAACACGCAAGGTGGCATCGGCATCTCTTGAAGCGTAAGCCATAGCGTCATCGAACGGAATATCTGCCAAGGACGACTCAGGCATGGCTCCCAGCACGGACTCCATGACAGCTCTCTCCTCCCCGGGAATCTTGTGCCAGCGACCCCACAGGTCGACGCTGGGGTCCCCGTCTAAGTCACCAAGCATCTTGTTCACCTTCCGTGATATGTTCCACGGTTTCTTCTGCCTGGTAACGATTTCCCCCTTACGATTATCCCATCTAGTCTCCTCTAGCAGTGGAGGGTCTGGCCACTCCCGCTTCAAAGCCCTCTGCAGATAATCGAAGGACAACTCCTGTTGTCCAAGACGAACCATCTCGCTATACGAGACCATCTGAATCCCACACAGGCGGTGAGCCAGCTCCTTTAGACCTTGAGGTTGGCCAGTCAAGTAGGCCAAGACCAGAGAATCCACGAACCCGTCATCTCTCAAATCAACATACTGGACGTCGTGGAGGTAATAGTGAACGATAGCAGTAGCCGCCCAATCGGTAAAATCAATGCGACCATTACGGCTACCCTTTATCGGGACAAACCAAGCCGTCCCGGGAGTAGCACTAATCTGATAACTCCACGGTTCACCCCGACACTGCTCCGTGTCCAGTCCAAACTCCCCTGTATCATGCGCCTCGTCCCGCATCTTCTTCAGTAGAGCAGGGGTATCGGCGACACGGTACTCGGGATTGGGATATTCGTCTCGGGGATGGAATGAACGCCAAGTAGCACCGTTGACAAGTTCACGCAACACTTGAAATGCCTCGGAGCATTGTCGCAGTCTAGCTGTATCGTGTAGAGCAGCGGCGGGATGGTACATAGGGAGAATGACCCTGTTACCGACTTGGACAGGTCTCCCGTTGAGCTGGTCGAGAGAACCAGCACCGGGTCCGAGAAAATGGACTATGGCTGGTCTCCCCATTGCCACTATAATGTACGGGTCGACGGTTTCCACTTCTAGGTCAAGCCACTTGGAACAGGCTTTAATCTCAACAGGAGACGGCTGACGGTTTCCGGGAGTGAGACATTTGACCACGTTGGTTATCGCCACGCTATCACGTGGAACGCGAGCTTGAAATAGTAGTGAGTCAAGATACTGCCCAGCTTGACCGATGAACGGTCTGCCTTGCTGGTCTTCATTAAAACCAGGGTTCTGCCCGACAAGCATTATGTCAACGGATGGGTCTATGTTCTCTCCCGGGACAGGTGCTCGGCACTTGGTTACCAGGTTACAATCCCGGCATAACCGGACAAGGTTGCCGGGGAACGGTATGGTGTCGGGGTCAGGCAGAGGCGGTGGTGGCCCAAAAGAACGGTATTGTTTGACCCCTGCTATTGGCATTATTGACTATTATCCCCCTCCCCTATTTCTTTCGGCTTTGCGGCTCTTGGCGACGGTTTGCCCCCAAAGGTGAAGTGAACCCTCGTGCCTATCAAGTCCTCTAGTCCGTTGAGCGAGTCAAGATAAGAGTCAACGCACATAGCCTTGAGTATGACTAACAGCGAAGGAAACCCACTGAACATCTCGTCCAAGTTTATCTCTGCGCATGGGGCAACCCTGTGCAGACACTCCTCATAAGCCGCGTACAATTTCCTGAACTCCTCAGCGTTGCCGCCAACATCAGGGTGTACCTCGAAAGCCTTCTGGCGGAAAGCGTGCTTGATTTCCGACTCGCTGGAATCGGGTGACACACCCAATATCTCCCACGAATTAGCCATCACTCTTTCTAACCATCCTTCCTTTCTACCCGCATCCCACATACCGTAAAACGACTATAGCAACAAGGATTGCTATACCCAAGAGCGGAACACAGCAGGGAAATCGTAGTCTCCTCACTTTGGCTCCAACAGTTCGGGGTTCTCATAGTTGTTGTGCCAAACAATAACCCTAACATCGCACATTTGCTGGAATTCGCCATCCCAATATCTATATTTAGTCTCTCTCACTTCTCACCTCTCAAGAAAACACCGTACCCTGCAAACTGGGAACGGGTTCGACTCCTGACAGCACCATATCCAGCTCCCTGTCATTGTCGTAGTCTACAGGCGCAGGGCATAGTACAGCTAGCTCGAATAAATCTGTCCAGTCTATCGGCTCATCCTCTCCATCACCGTCGCCATTGTCATTCTGCTCTAGTTTCCTGTTTTCCATTTGCTCCCTCCTGTTGTTGAACTCTCTCACGTCTAATCTTCGACCGTATATTCTTCGGTATCTCCCCCCAGCCAGTGCAGACTATATCCAAGCCACAAGCCTGAACCGCTTCACGGATGCTGCGGAAAGGTTCATCGTGACCTTCTACATGATACCAGTACATCTGTCTCGCTGTAGGGGTAGGCTTCTCTTTCTCCTGTAGCTCCTCTTGACTCCCGGGCGACGGCTTAGACTCGCCCTCAACAATCTCCTTGACCAGCTTCTGCTCCTCCGTCACCCCTCGCAGCTCCGACTCTCCAGCCGTCTTCTCTCCTATCGCTCCCGTGCGAACCAGCAAGTCGTACACGGACACAGCCGAGACACGGCGGCCACCCGCTTGTAAGGGGATAGCGATGAGAGCGCCAGAGTCCAAAAGTCTGCGAACCCGTCTCGGGGAAGTGCTGAGGCATTTCGCTGCCTCGTCTACGGTCACGCTTCTTTTGCTGGATATGCGCTTCTTGAGGAACGTTGTAACGCGTTCCATCCGCTCCTCCGGGGACAGCGTACCAGACTTAGGTTTTGGTTGCAGTAGAGATTCACGCCGGGCTATGAGCGGTGTGGTCTTGACTACCTTCCTACTCTCTGGTTCAGCGCTAGCGGGGACAGCTCTACGGGAGGATGACACCATCACGATGACCGCTCCCAGGGCGACGCCAGACAGGACAAAGACTATGAGTTCCCAGAGTGGAATGGTTATCATTACTTCGCCTCCTTTGTCTCTTCTTTCATCGACACTTGATAACCCTCCTGTCCTCTGCTCAGGTACTCGTCCACAGAGGTACGCTTAATGCGCCACTGGATACCGGCACGGGACGCTTTTAGCTCCCCCCGTCGGCAGAGACGGTACACCGTCTCGTCGGACACTCGAAGCAGTTCAGCTACCTCGCTCACTGTTAGAAAGTCGTTGCTACTCATATTGCTTACCTCTCCTTTCTCCTTCCCTGTTTCAATTCAACTCCGCCTTCTCAGACGCAATCTCCCAAGCGTAGCTCTTAGAACGCCGCAAGAACTCCTTGCACACTCGTCCCGACTCGCATCGGCGGTCTAGACAATCCAAGCATATATCCTGCCTTGCTTTGCTCTTTCCTGCTTCCATTAAATCTTGAAGAGCTACTCTTTCTATTGCTTCACCGATTTCTTCCTTAGTCATTTCTCCTCCTCTGCATCAGCCTTCTCTATCTCTTGAGCGGTCATTTTGCCTTTTTCCCTTTCCTGGACTTAGCCTTGGACTTCGTCTCGTTCTCGCTGCCGAGCTTCTCAAGCCCTCGGACGAACTTCCCGACGCCCCTGTTGACACGCTCACGGAAAGACCCGCTGGCTATGTAAGCTCCTGCGAATAATCCCAGCAGGAAAACCAGTATAAAAGAAAACTGTAATGCTGTCACTCTTCCTTGTCCTCCTTCCCAGACTCCTCCGCCTCTATACCCTCCTCTCTACTCTCGACCAGCACTCTAATCACGACGAAAACTGCTCCCGCAACACCAAGCAACGCACCGCCGATTAGCAACAGGGCGCCGATGACGCACCCGATAGCCAGCACGAAGTATATAATCATGTCACGGAACAGCTTCTTCAGGTTCTCTTTCACGCTAAATTTCTCAGTAATTCTCTTTGCTCCCTCCTTCACAGTATCTTTTTCAACGTCCCTTCCTATCCACCGAACACCAGCAGCAGTACGGCTGCGAGGACGAGGTTGTACACCATCAACCAAGCGAGTACCTTGTTGCTTCTATCCCCCTGGTGCATTGAGATAGCGACATTGATGAACGGTATAATGTACCACACCCTGTCCTTCCATGTAAGTTTCACATTATCCATTTTTGCTCCTCTCCTTTCTTTTGTTCATTAACTATACTCTACCACACTGTCCACAGTGCTGTCAAGGGGTTTTTGACATAATGTTAGAGAAAATCGAGAAAATTTAGCCCCAACGGGAAAGCACTACCGACGGGAGGACATCCCCGACGAGGACACCTATAAGTAAGTGCGTCGGGAAGCACTCTCCCGACATAGATACCCACAGAGCCGACGGGGATAACCTACTACGTCGGGACTCTCGACGGGAACTGGTGAACCCCGACCTATCCCCAATCTAGCCCGACCTACGCCCGTCGGGATACCTATGCACAACCCCGTCGGGGTATAGCTACAAACGCGTCGGGAACAGCTACAATATACCCCCATCGGGAACGGAGATACGTCGGGGGACACCCTATACGTCGGGGATAGTCGGTATAGGTCGGGAGACTATTTCCCGACCTGTAGAGACCTCACAATCTCCCCAGCCAGCTTCTTACCAATACCGGGAATGGACATCCAGTCTTTCACGTCGGCGTCGACCATATCCCTCACCGTCGGGAACTTCTTAGCTACATCTCCCGACCTGACCCAGCCTACCCCGTCCAGTTCCTTGGCTACACGTCGAACAAGTCCGGGTCGGGAGAGAAGCACGGTCGGAGGTCGGTCGGCGAAGAACTGCTTGAGAGACTGGTGTCGGTCGGGGCTTCGCTGGAAGTTGTCGTAGATAGCCTTGATAGTGTCGGCTGTACCTTGGACATTCTCCGTCTCTTTGACAACCACTCCAGCCAGCCAGTCCAGCTCGAAAAGGTACTGCTCAAATCGGGAGAACTGCGTGATAGGCTTGACGGGATCCCAGAACTCGGCCCGCTTGCCGGTACGGGGATTGATTCTCCACACGGGAATCTCCAACAGACCGTCCTCCGGGTTGCGACGGTAACGACCCTCTACGATAAGCACGAACACGTCGGCATTGTTCTCTTTGGCTGTCTGCATCTGATGGACAAGGCGACCATCGTTCATGCACTGCGCCAAGTCGCCTATCTTCTTGCGCTCTACGGCTATGGTGAGAGCCGAGCCGTCGTCGCCCACGCCCATGAAGCAACAGTCGGTGAACAGAGGTAGGGGGAAAGCGTCTCTCCCCAAAGCCTTTATCATATCCTGGTCATTGGGCAAATTGCTACAGAGTATGATCATTCGACTAGTCCCTGTCCACAGGCAAAGTTATCTCTCCCCGCTCGAGCCTACGAGCTATCCTGCCAGCATCATCCACCTCCTCGCCCAGCAGTGACCTTCCAAGGCTGAGGTCTTGACTGTACACTATCGCAGCGCAAATGTCCCTCTCCTCGCCCGTGGATTCCATCAGTCGCTCAATCCTCAGTGTTCTACCCCTTGGACTCCAAGGCAGAGTGACAAGCTGGCGGAAATACCTATAAAGGCGTTGCCTTACTGTGTACTCGCTAGGGAACATCCTAGTCTCCATGCACGAGGGACAGTAAAAAGTCGAAGCTGCACATTTCACCTTCCAGCAATGTTCCCGAGATATTTGGATTATGCCTACAGTTCTTGAGGAAGGCAGAAAACTCAGGGCCACTCTCGGTGAACTCACAACCCATCACCAGATTGGCTTGAGTCAGGTACTCCATCTCGGTGAAACCTGCCATCTCAAACTCGCCAGTCCTTGCGAGAGAACTGCGTCCACTGGAGGTTGCTACCATGCCCCACACGGCCTTGACCTTGTGAATGAATATCGTATTCACTGGGGCGTCGTAGGCCAAGCGCATAACTTCGCGCCACTCGTTGTTCACAACGGCGTAGTCGGACGGCTTGACCTCTGTCAGCCTGCCAAAATGTGCTAACCTAGCAAGCTCGTACACCTCGCTGGCCGTGTCGTAGACAATCGTGCCCGACTGGATGCCATAGGCTTTGCGGACGCGTTGTTTGAAGTCACTCCACATCTGCGACCATAAATCCTTGCTTGCCTCGCGTGGGACACGGACATCGTATATCAGTATCTGCTTTCCTTGCTCTTGGAACTTGCCGACCACGCCCTCAGTGCCAATGTCCACATTAAAGTAGATGATAGGCTCAGGAGCCGTCAGAGCAAAGTGAGTTTTTCCGCTTTTGGCCTTGCCCTCCAGCGAAATCACCAGTCGGCGGGGCGTTGCGATATAATCCTCCGAGAACCCCATAGATTTCAGTTGCTGTATTACCGTTTCATTTGCTTTTTGTACCATTATTCCTCCTTTACAAATCTTTCCCTGCAATCAGATAATCAATCCTACTTATCACACTCCCGTAACACAATACAAACCGACACTGTGCCAGTGGTAATAGCCGCTTTTCCAACACCCACAGCGCTATGGTAGCAGCGTAATCTCGTGCAAAAATACGACCGACAAGGGAAGTGATTATGAACAAGGGTGTAAGGGAACACTCCCAAAACCTCAGTTGCACACCCAACACCAAATCGGCGAGCCAAAATTTCATACCACACCCCCGCCATTACCTGTGGGACCAACCCCCAAACCCTCTAGATACTTCTTAGTGTTCAATATCCCCTGCCACGTCTCCTCTATACTCAGCTGCGTGAAACGGATAACCCTCAAAAGAGCCTGAGCCATAGGCGGGGTAGTGGATATGTGACCAGAGACATAGCACACGGTATCAGTATCGGCTAGATGGCAGTAGGCTCGGATTTGGCGGAGATGGTTCATCGGGATTTCAAGGTTCAGCGTGAACCGCAATTTGCATTCGGCGACCATGCCTTCTTCTGTTCCAAATATCATCCCATCCAGAGAGCCACAGATGTCGTCCTTCTCAAGTAGAACGTCAGGCATAAATTCGCCACCCATTTCCCTTCTGACGTGGTCGGCGAGGTAGCAGTCCACCGCGGTCTCCCAAATCCGACCCAGAGACATTATCCCAGACGGAGCTTCTTTGCCTTCGGGATAACATGGTTTCCCCTTCGTTATCAGGCGGGACGCTTCAAGTAGATTGGTGACGTGCCACGCCGAATGGTCTCTAGGCTCGGGTTTCTCACGCTCGATGCCCGGTTCGCACAGGTCGGCTACCCGCTCAAGGTCTATTGATTTCTGGTAGAGTAGTTCCATTCACCCCATCTCCTGTTCAATAAATCTGCCATATCCAAGCCGTATCGCAACCTCGGCAAAAACGCACAGGATTACTGTCATCTTGCCCCACATTCTGCCAAGCGGACAACAGTTCCTTGCCACAGAACGGACAAAACACATAGAGTTTACCCTCACGCCTCATCAGTACCTCGTTCCCACACTTCGTTTTTGGCAACTTAATCGTCTCGGTCATTTCCTAAATCATTCCATCTTCGCCTGAGCAAAGACTTCGGCTTCACTGATGGTGAGTTCTCCAAAATCAGCCACAAAGATAGGCTCTGGGTACTTCACCGTCCCCTTAATATGAATGAGGATTTCATTAGCCTTTGGGCGATTAGGCCGCTTTGACAACCAACGTCTAGACCCGCTATACGAATTGACAACCAAATACTCATCTATTTTGATTGTTACCATTCTCGATTCTCCTCGCCTAATCCAGATCCAGCTTATCCTCGTCCCTTTCACCCTCTTCACCCGTCTTTATCCCTGCGAACGGGTCGGCGAGACTGGACTTCCTAGCCTGCCAACGGCGATAGTATATGAACCCACCGAACACAGCACCGATAATGCCAACGCCGATTATGAACACCAGCCACGCGGGCAGTCCCTTTTTCGGGACAGTAGCACCATCCCCGTCGCCGTCTCCGTCGCCATCACCGTCTGCCACAGCTGTCCAGACCAACGTGACAGTGTCAAATATAGACGTATTGCTCGCCACCTGACACTTCACGACAGAGCTTCCCGCGGTATTAGACAACACATCGGCTACAGCCTCACCATCGCTGTCGGTGATAGTATCCTTGTCAGCGAATGTGGCGTTGCCGCTTGTAACCAACCAGTTTACAAACACGCCGGGCAACGGATTATCCTCCGCGTCGTACACGGTGGCTGTAACCTCGTTAGTGCTTCCCGCGGTTGTTACAACATCCACCACGGATGCCGACAAACGGTCGGGAATCCCCTCCTCCGGCTCAGGCTCAGGCTCAGGCTCATCCGACCCAGGTTCAGTTATCTCCGTATCAGCCTCAACCGACAGGTTAAAAGAGAACGCTCCAGGAGGAGCTGCACCGCTAGCCTCGACGGTCAGGTTGAAAGCACAACTCTCACCAGCAGCCAAATCAACTTCGCCGGGGCAGACACAAGCGACAACGTCACTGTCGATAATGCACTCTGGACTAACAACGACGGAGACACAGAGTTCTTGGTCTAGGTTGTTGTGGACAGCTACAAAGAGCAGTCTCAACTCGCCAGGGAACAGGGAGACGGAAAGGTGACCGTCCTCCCAAGTGCCGTCGCCAATGACGGTTACAGCCACGGCATTATCCGGCGGAGCGTCCGCCGAGACGATAAAGGGAACGGTCAAAGCTAAGAAGATGACCAGAGGTAATACGACCAAAAGCAACGACTTTTTCATTTGCTACCCCCGCATAAACTCGATAGCGACGATGTAGCTATCGGCCTCCGTTGAATTATCAGCACAAATCAACATCTCGACATAAGTCGCAGCCGCATCGTTCACGACCACCCCGGACCCTGCAAGGTTACCCGTAAAGTTAACCGTCACCGCAGGGTCGCTACTGTTGACCGTGACCCTAACCGTTAAGTCGTTTGATGCTGCACTGGAAATCTTGAACCACGTACGCCAACACCCACCAGGACACAGACCATAAGCAGTCGGCAACTCGGACAGCTCGTGGGTGCAAGTTTCCTGCGTACTACCCCAGAGTATGGTGATGGGTTCGGTGACGATGACTGTCGCAGTTCCCGACCACAGGGTGTACGTTGTAGCAAAAACCGTACCCGTGAACACCAGAGCGATTAGCAGCACAACGAACACAGCCATAGGTACCTTGTGAAGGTGAAACCTTCCGCTAAACAGTTTCTTCATATACGCCTCCTTCTTCTCAGCTAACCATTATACACCTTTTCTTCTTCCAGTTTGTCGGCGAGGGGGAGCGCAAAGAACTCCCCCCACCTATTTCAAAAAGGAGGTAGAAATGAAAAGGTGTAGTCAATAATCATTGTCCGAACACTCCCGATACCACGAGAACTCTGGACAGGAACTCGTCCCAGTCACGTCGCCAAACCCACCTGCAAAGCTCTCCGCATCCTATTTCTCCTGTCACGAGACCACGAACCACGGACGATGCCACCACAACCACCATCAACGCAAGCAGGCAAGCGACAAGTCCTAGCCCGCCGAGCTTCTTCCTCATTATCGCCGCTACCGTTGTCATCTCATTCCTGCTCACCAGCCGTTATCGCTGATGAGCAGAGTGAAACGGCTACTCCGCAGAGGTAATCATGCCGTCCTCGTCCGCCACAAAACCACCCTCGGCGAGTCGCTCGTCGGTCAGCTTGAAGGCCATCGTAGCGACAGGCGCTCTCTTGTCCTTGATTGCACGACTGGCGAGTTCCTTCCGGGTGACGCCCTTACCGTCGGCGGTAAGTTCGGTCAGCATCGTCATCGCCTCGGCTACTAGGTCCTCGGAACTCTCCGCTTTCTTCGCAGAAGTCTTGCCACCCTTCTTTGTGCCACCGGGCATGGTGACAATCTCGTCGGGGACAGGCAAAATGCGGACACGACCGGGAGTTGCGGACTCGGCACGAGCCAGTCCCTCACGCTTGGGCTCGGGAACACCGATGTTGTGCGTGACCATGCCTTCCAGTGCCGAGAAGTCGTCGGCCAGAAAGTCCTCGGGAAGCCCCGCATCCTCCAGTGCCTTCATCAGGACGAAGAAGTTACTGGACTTGTTGAGGTTCTGGTTGTCGCCAAGCAACACCAGAGACAGTCCGTCCTTGGACGGGGTGACACGCTGAGGATCGCCGACACTGTAGTGCTGGACAAACTCCTCACTAGCCTTGTTTTGGTAGGTTACACGAGCAGCGGTGGTGGTCGCCACGACCTCACCCGTCTTCTTCGTGTAGTCAAACAGGGCGAAACGGCACTCTTTCCACTCAAAGTTGCCGTCCACCGGGATGGGTAGAGCATCAACAAAATCTCCTACCCGTAGAGATGCTTTCTTTTCTGCCATATTCTTTGTTTTCCTCCTCTATGTTTTATTTTTGCTTCGCTTTATTTTTGCTTCGCTTTAGCCGCAGGTTCACTACCTACTCCGGACTCACCAGACCGACCGCCCAAGAACTCGGTCACGAGGTCGGACACCAGCGATTTCACACTGATGCGCCGCTTCAGAGCTGCTTCCTTGAGACTCTGAACCTGGTCGTCAGTAAGGTCGAGACCTATATGATACACATCCTATACCCTCCTTTCTCCATGATTTATCTGAGATTTACCCGAATTGATTTATCTGAACAGCTTGATACATAACTCAGACAGGATACATACGAGTATATCATAGTCGTCGAGATTTGTCAAGGTCTCCCTAAACCAGCGGATTAGGAACAGTGTCCATCGTCCCACGATATCTTTCCCTGAACCACGCGGGGGCAAACTGACCATAGACCCTCATAAACCAGCGGATATTGTCATCGAGTACGAACACCTCGGCACGGTCTCCGGCCGAACGCGATATTCTCCCTGATTCTTGAATTAGCGTCTCCATCGCCTGATAGGAAGTCCAGTCCTTATCTTCCTCGTGACGAGCTTTGGTTACGGGCTCAGAAGTATCAGGGTAGGGCAATTTACCCACGACAAGGTACTGCGGCAAGCCGTCCCCCTGCGGAAAGTCATATCCCGTAGTCACACTAGGACTCACCAGCACCACCGGCGGAGGAGCCTTTTTGAACTGCTCCACGACCTGAACAACGTCCCCCGTGGAATGGGACAGCATAATGTCCTTGAAACGGGAACGGGATAGCAGTAGCCTTGCCCGCTCATAGGACACCGTGAACACTATACCCTTGCGGTCTAGCCTCCGCTGTATAATCTGGTCGATGCGAGATACCCACAGCCTGGTCTCCATGTCTCCCGTGCGGTAGTTGATGCGGGCAGTCGGTATATGCCATATCTGCGTGTTCTCGGCAGGGAAATAGCTGTCCGCTTCCACCCAATAACGGTCTTCGGGAACGCCGAGGTAGTCGGCGGTTCGATGTGAAAGGATAGCCGACATGAGAATTATCTTGGGAACCTCGGCGGTGTGGAACAGGTCTTCGGAGTGGTGAGCAACCCACTTAGGAACGAAACGGCAGCCGCTCTGTGTCCACTGGACAACCCACTGCTCGTTGATGCCCGACAACAGACCGAGCTTGGACACTAACCCATTAGCGCGACGGGCAGCACGGACAAGCGGAGCGGGCGGGATGCTCTTGTCATGGCGGACCGACCTGACCTCGGAACCAAGGCGAGACGCCTCTGTGCTGGCGACCTCCCTAGCAGACTCAGCCCAGACACGCCACCCCTGCTGACGCTGGTCGGGCTCCACTACCGGGAAGGTGATGCCGAGAGGGTGTATATCGGCGTGGGAGATAAATACGGTTAAGAACCCCTCCAAAGCGGAAAAGGCCATGTGGGCCTCGTCACAAATCAAAAGGCTCGTCGAACCCAAGCCCTCGTCGGTATAGTTGGTCTGTGCCAGCCAGTAGGCATAGTTGGTGATAACGAGAGACGACTTACGGGCAGCTTCCAGTTGAAGGCGATAGGGACACTGGTCACGTAGGTCGCAGGCGATACCGAGGTTGCAGACTCCGTCCTCGGCTGTAGAGTCGGGGCTTAGAAGGCAACGGAAATTGTTGCGCCCCATCACCTTGACGGCGCCTAAACCTTTGGCCATATCAATATACTGTGCCTGGAGACCTTTGGTGGCAGTCAGAACTACGGCTCGAACCCCAGTGAGTTTGGACATCAGCAACGCCAGCAATGATTTCCCCGACCCCGTTGGCAACGACACACCAAGAAACTGGTCAGAGGAATAGTACCAGCTCAAGCACTCCAGCAATAGGTCCCTTTGCCCAGGATACCAACCCGGGAATCGGTCTCCTGTTTCCAGCAAATCGGACGGGGACGCACCGTTGTTCGTCATTTCCTGAACACCTGAAGACATCTAATCTGTTTCATTGGGCCAAAAGTGACAGCCACCATCGCCTCCCGCACCGCCCCAACCAGCCACGCTTTAGGCCAAATATAAGTGTGCAGTATAGCCAGCCGCCTGACACACCTCCATATCTCCTGACCCTCTCGCTTGTACAGTTTATCATAAGGCGGATCCCAATAACCGAACTCAAACAGATCATCACCGAATGGCAATGACAACCAATCAAACCCGTTCTCAAGATCCACGTAGGCTACATTGCCAGGTATGCCATCCGTCTTTCCAAAAGCGACATCGGGTTCCCCGAATTGCTTGGCTATCCGCTCAAAGACCTGCCCCGAACCCCACCTATGGGTAAGCGGTCTCTGGCAAGCCCAAAAATCAAAGATTATCGGTAGCTTCTTGCTCACTTCCCCACCTCGTTGCCCCAGCAGTCCCAACCGTAAACCTCTTGGCGGGCAAAAAGCTCTATCCTCGGCTCCAACCCCGTAGCCTCAATCAACTGTCTCACCTCCTCTGGCTTTTCGGAATGACGCAGGGCTTTTGTCTGCACGAAATTAGACCTCTGCATTCGGAAAGGCTTAACATGACCGCGAACCCCCAACAGGCAAACTTCAACTTGCCCGCGGAACCAGAAGCCCATACCCAGCGACATAATCTTCCGCCAGAACAGGGAGGTCTTATACCCGTACCCCCACATATTCAGGAGGATGACACCCTCCTGGAGCAAGGGAACAGTCGCCCACAGAAAGAGCACAGAGTCCTTG